AAACTCATACTAGTTAAGTTGATCTGGTCAGTGCCGAGCCTCTATATCGTTAGATATAGCGGTTTTGGTAGACTGGGCCAGCTTAATTTCGCTGTGTGGATCATCTGATAAGAGAGTGGTTAGGATCGCGGCTACCGAGGGGTGTCGTACCCCCAGCGTTCAAGAAGGCTAGCACCCTACCTTGGGCGTGGTAGCGTCCCTAACACTGCGTGAAGCTTATATAATCGTTGCTACAATGACTAGATTAAGTACGATAAGGAAGTTAATCCCTATAGTATTAACCTTGTATTGTGAGCAGTACGAAGTATATAGTTCACGTGTAACAGCTTACTTGGATACATTTTCACATAATGTGGACCACCAAGGCTTAGAACAAACAGTTCGAAGATATAAATTTCTTCGATTGTCGGTTTTAAGGTACCTTAGTGGGAATCCACTATATGAACTTGAATCCGTAGCACTAGATTCCGCAGGTTTCCCTAAGGAGTTGTCTCTATGGAAATCTGATTTAGATAGTCCTCAAACTATAAGAGTTCTTCTAACATTATTAAATGTTGGAAGAGCCTTTAAGTTTAAGGCTGTTCTAAAATTAGATACCATCGAGACTCCTTCTAAAGGAATTCCTCTGAATGAGGACACTATAAAAGTGATCTGTCGGACTCTAGGAGTCTACCCTCAATCTCTGAGTTGGACTGATTTCCATTTCTCTACAAAGAGTGGTCCTAACGGTCCTGCTTTGGCTTCAGCCTTAACTGACTTGGACGCTATAACACCTCAACAAAAGGAAGATATTATCCTTTTGGGTGGGTTAGCGCTTCAAGTAGCTATGACGAAGCCTTATCAGCCGACCGGTTTAGGATACTTGATGATGGAGATATGGAGATTGATCCACTCAAAGGCTGAAAAGTATTCTCGTAAGCTTAGTTACTTTAGTGATAAGGAAGGTAAGACAAGAGTGATTGCCATTCTAGATTATTGGACTCAGACAGCATTAAAGCCTCTTCATGATGCTTTAATGGGTATATTGAGAAATATACCGTCTGATTTTACCTTTAACCAGGATGACTTTCAATCTTCTCTTCCTTCTACCGGTCCATACTATTGTTATGATCTTTCCGCTGCGACAGACAGAATGCCTGTCGACTTTCAGGTTAGTGTTTTAACTAACTTGATTGGGAATGACCATGCATTAGCATGGAAACGCCTGCTAGTAGGAGAAGCCTTTGTGAACAAAGACTGTGACCACCCGATATTTTATCGGGCGGGACAGCCGATGGGAGCATACTCCTCTTGGGCCGCGATGGCTCTAAGTCATCATGTAATGGTCCAGCTTTCAGCGATTAATGCCCAGGTTGTAAAACCTGGTCACTATTTCCCTGATTACTGCCTATTAGGTGATGATTTAGTTATAGCCAATCGTGAAGTAGCTCTCCAATATAAAATCTTATGCTCTCAACTTGATATGCCTATTTCGGATGAAAAGACCCTAGTTTCTGAAAAGATGCTAGAGTTTGCCAAACGAATTGTCATATCAGGTACTGAGGTATCAGGTTTTAGTATCGGGGGTTTCTTAGAAACTTGGAAGAAGTATTCACTTCTTCATGAGTTCCTTCGAAACCAAGCTACTCACGGCTGGAACTTGCCTATCTCTGAGCACCCAGACTTGATCCGAGCCACATTTAGTTTCTTTAAACGCCCTGCGCAAGCAGAGCGGATAATTAAACTATATATGGTTTATCACTATATAGGAAATTTTATCAGTAAGGTTACTGATGAAACTTCTATATCCTGTGACCGTATTAATGCAGGTCACTCTTTACGAGTGTCCGTACAACAATACTTCCACAGAACTTTTCCTTTATGGGAGTTTATTTCGACTCCCGAGATGTTAAATCTCCTCGTTGATTTTATCAAAGAGATGAAGTTAAAGATAGCGATTTCGGATGTTGAGAGATTG